GACATTTCCATCTTTAGAATAATTTTTCCCATCTACAGGAGTTCCAAAGACAAATGATTTAATTCCATTAGAAAATTTTTTTAAAATATTATTAAATTTTGAAAGTAAATCTGGTGTAACACCAGCAGAATTAATACTACCATCTTTTGGATTTATCATACCACTAAGACCAAGACCCAATCCCAAACCAGCTGGCAAACCACCTAATGTAAGAGCTTTAAGACCAGCCTTTGCTGCAAATTTAGGATTTGCTGCTGTAAATAATGCAAGTATTATACCAGCACCTTTAAGCCATGGCATATAAGGTTCCATAAAATTATTAACAGCACTACCTACCCAACTCTTAATTTTTTCAGTAGTTTGTGGAAAAAATGTTTCTCCTAACCAATTAGTTAGTGCTCCTCCTATTACTACCTTCAATAAATTACCAAATATTCCACCACCAAGTAAACTACCTAAACCACCACCTTTATTGGCAGCTAAACCTTTTAATTGCTCTGCAACTTTCTGAACAGCAACACGTAATATCTTCGCAATCTCAAATGTTTCTACAAGAGTATTTCTAAGCAACTTCATACTCTTTTTAATTTTCTTCTCATTTCTATTCGAACCAAATCCCATGAAATTTGATAAGAATCTACTTCTACCTTCACCTTGACCTCTTTGATCAGTATTTGGTCTCAATCGATCAATCATAGATCCCATAGAAGAGATCTTTGGTCTTATAAAATTAGAAGCTGCAGAAATTCCACCACCTATGCGATTTGTAAATGAAGGAATAACGGATGCAGTAATTGCCATTTAAATATTTGCCTGTTGTGCTTTTAGATTTTCCTCTTCAATGTATTGATTTAGTAGTGCGAGATAGATTTCTCTTTCCCACGGGATCATATTTTCAATCTCAGTTAATGAATATTTATGGTGTTGCATCAAAGAAAAATTTAACTTATAAAATGACTCAAGATCAATATGAGCCATTACTATCCGAAAAAATTTGCTAGACCCTCCAACGTCACCTCACTTTCAACTTTTGTATTAGGATTTGTCACTTTCATAGTATGAGACAGTTTAGGCATTGTTGTAAAGAACTCTTCAATTTGCTTAAATTGACTAGAACTCAAACTTTCTACCCATTCTCTCAATTCTTTCTTAGTGCAATCAGATGCAGCCCAAGAATCTTCTTGATCATATACCATATCTATACATGATGCAACAATATCAAATGATTGTTGAACTGTAGATGAATTATCATCACCAATTTCAAAGTTATTTTTAATAAATTCACTTAATGATGGATATTTCATTTTAAGAGTCAATTTAGCATCCAAAGGAATCTCTTGTTTATGCTTTTTATCTTTCTTGACTTCTATTTCATCAATATAAACTTTTACTGGAACAGTAGTCTCATTATCATCAGGACATGTAACCACCAATTCAATTGCTTCTCCTACAGATTTTCCCCTAACATTTAGAAAAACATATTCAATGTCAAATGTAGGTAAAGCATCTACTTTAACAGCACGAGTAATAATACAATCCTTTAAAGTTGCTTTAATTGCATTGGTAATCTGATTAACATCCCCACTCTCCAATGCAAGTATTAATACTTTTTCTTCTTTTACAAGAAATGGTCTATATTTTATTTTCTTTCCATTGGAAGGAAGTACCAACTCATACGTTGGTGTTGTAATTTTTGGTAAAGGCATAATGTCTATAGCACTTCAGTATTTTTATTTATAGCACTTTTTTGAAAAACCCCTTGGCTCAAAAAATTGCCTGAGTTTTTTTTGCGTCTTTTTTGAAACAAAAAGCTAATTTTCCCCTGAGATAGTTTTATTTAATGTACGGTAAAAAACTAGGGTCTTGAACCTTTTCAGAATTAGAACGACTATTCTTAATAGATTTATTATAAATTTTCATTTGCTCCGAAGCAGAAGGTTGGCCATTTGGTCCCCATTCTGAGTTAGAAAAAATTTCCTTTTGTACTTGAGATTTCTTTAAATTTCCCTGCCTATTAGGATTATTTTTTACTGGTTTATTTCCTTGTCCACGAGGACCAGCAAGCGAATCATTATAAATTTTCATTTGCTCCGAAGCAGAAGGTTGGCCATTTGGACCCCACTCATAAGATTCACGCTCTATGTAACCACTTTCAGAACCACCACCGTAACCGCCATCAAGACCAGGTATATTATCTTTCCTCAACTTTATACCTGGAGTAACTGGTCTCTTTCTAGCTTTAGTTGCTATAGCCTGTGTAGGAATATAAATTTTCGTATTCTTACTTGTACTATTAATTGAAGCATTGGTAGAACTCTTACCACCATTATCTTTAACAGTAATATATCTGGTATATCCAAAAATAACTGTTACTCTTGACACATTACTATCATCATAACTTACAGGAATAGCAGTAACCTGCTTAGGAAACGCATCAATTAATTGATAAGATAATAATGGTTGAGCATTTTGACTACCATTAGAATCATTTGGATTATTAAAAAAGGATCTTTCAAATTTAGTAATACTTATTCTTCTCTTATACTTTCCAGGATATCTAAGTTTATAATAAGAATTCGTATCTACCATGCCATCCTGTGCATTAAACCCACCAGTGTATTGTCCATCTTCACTATACAAAGGATTGATGTAATTAATCCATTCTTCAAATAAACGAAGGATATTATATTGATCATCAACATAAAAGGTTACTTCAAAATCAGGCCATACTCTCCTAGTAGGCATGTACTCCAACACACCTTGATATGATCCTGGTTGCTCAGTCATATCAAAGTTTACTCCAGGAAGTATTGCTTCTGATGCAAAGAAATCATAAGACATATTACTAGCAGAATAATCATCGAAGATTCCACAACGAGTTAAATGACCATCTAAATTATTTGCCCCAGTAACGTTCCTATTAAGATGTAATGATACTTTAAACTGACTCGAAAGAGAAAGACCTTTAAATAAATCTTGTGCAGATGGTAAAGAACTTCTACCATCATCTACCACTCTAGGAGTAGCTACTTTTAAATATAATGGATCGACCCTATTAGACATCTAAATACTCTTGACTTAGTTATACTATACTATGTATGTCATATAATGGTAAATATCGGCCAAGATACCCAAGAAAGTACAAAGGAGACCCTACTAATATAGTTTATAGGTCACTTTGGGAAAGAAAATTTATGAATTATTGTGACTTAACTGAAGATGTTAGTGAATGGTCTTCCGAAGAATTATATATTCCATACATATCTCCATTAGATCATAAAGTACATAGATACTTCCCAGATTTCTTAATCAAATACAAAGATAATAGAAAAAAACTAAGAACAATGGTTGTTGAAGTGAAGCCTAAAAAAGAAACAAAGATGCCACCGACTAATCCTAAGAAGAGAACAAAGTCATGGGCATACTCAGTAAGAACTTGGGCAATCAACCAAGCAAAGTGGAAAGCAGCAAGAGAATTTTGTAAGGATAGAAAATACGAATTTAAAATTATGACAGAAGATGATCTAGGTATCAAATAATGCCAAGGAAAACACTCAAGCAAAGAAGAGAAAGAGATGCTGCAAGGGAACTGGAGTTATCTAATGATACCACTATTGGTGGAAGAATATTAGAAAAATCCAGAACAACTGCTGGTACTGATGCAGACTGGTTTGCTAATGAATTATACATGGAACTGTCTGCTATATCAGAAGAAAGATTCCCACAAGTAGGTGAGTTATGTTACTTCTCATATGGTGCAGCATTCGGTGATAAGTATCCGTGGTGGGATCGTAGACCACTAGCATACATACTTGATATTAAACTAGATCATATACTTGGTGCAAACCTACACTACTATAATCCAGACATAAGATCATCAATTGCTGGTTCCCTGATAAATAAAAGAGAAGCTCGCTTACCAGATAAAACATTACATAGGTATTTCATTACCAATATGGATGGTTTACTAATTGTCCCAGAAGATTCTAGAGAATGGGCTGACGTTGCAATGCTAGTTACTGAAAAGTTTGTTAATAAATATGGTAACGTGTCACCAGAAACAGTTTGGGATAGTCCTTAATGTCATTTCACACATATAGCGGAGTAAGATTACCAGAAAGATTAGAATTCACAAGTGCAGCTGGAACACAAGCTGAACTTGGTGTAGAATATGATGTGCATACAGGTGACGTAAGAGTAAGACCTAAAGGTCTTCTAGGAGCAACTACTATTCTAGGTGTCAGTAGTGGAGATTATATGGATAAAAATGGTAATTGGACAGAGTTAGCCACGTCACAAATATCAGCAGAAAATTTAGAGTCTTGGAAAGGAACTATAGGAACAGCAGTAAAAGAAACTCATAAAAACGCAGGAAGTAATTCAACTAATTCTCAACTACCAGCATGGGCTGATCAAGAAGAAGTTGGAAGTGACACCAACAGTGATGGAGATACTGGTGGACTACTTAATAATTTGAACGATCTAAAAAATAAATCATTAGAATTATTAGATAACTGGAAAATAGATGAGAATTTTACTAACGATAAATTCTCAGAAATTACAGAGAATGTAATAAAAGAATTAATGAGAAGAGGCCCATTAAATTATCCAATGGATGCTCTTTATACTAGTAGAAAAAGTGGATACAATCAAGACCATGTTAGAATAACACAGTACACATATAAACCACCAAGAGCAGATACATTCTTCCCAGATGATGGTCAATTTGGGGTTGGTGATTTTGCTAACACACTTGGATATGGAATACAAAGAAACTCACCCTTAGAAAAATACTTAGGTATGGTAAAACTACCAATGCCTACAAATATAACTGACAGTAACAACGTAAACTGGGGTTCAGATAGTATGAATAATCTATCTGCTGCTATGACAGCAGGTGTAATGAATAATTTGGCAGGTACATCTACATTAGGTGCATTGGGTGGAGCAGTAGGTCAACCACTATTGGGAGTACTTGGTGGAATGGCATTACAGGGAAACTTAAATCAAATGAATCAGGATGGACTTCAAACATCTTGGAATAAAGTACAAGAGAAAGCAAGGGAATTATATCATAGTGGTGGTGGAATGTTATTAAATTCAACATTATCATCTAGGGTACTATCAGCAGCTGGAGTTAATGTTAGTCCAGAATCAATATTAGCAAGAGCAATTGGAATAATTCCAAACTCTAATATGGAATTACTATTTCAATCACCTTCACTCAGACAATTTTCTTTTGATTGGAAAATGACACCAAGGGATGAAGAAGAAGCAAGAATAATAAAAAATATAATTAGATTCTTTAAGCAAGGAATGGCTGCAAGAAAAATGACAGGTTCTGCTGGAGATAGTTCACTATTTTTAGGTACTCCAAATGTATTCCATGTTCAGTACAGAACAAATCAAGAACAAAATATGGAAGGTTTGAATAGAATCAAGACTACTGCATGTACTGGATGTTCTATTAACTATACCCCTGATGGAGTATGGTCTGCTTATGAGGAAGGTCAACCAGTAAGTACAGTGATGTCATTAAGATTCCAAGAACTAGAACCTGTATACGATACTGACTATCAAAATAGAATTGTTGAGGGCAGAATCTTTGATGAAAATCCATCATATAGTGATGAACAAGGTGACCTTTATCCAATAGGAATTAACGAGGTAGGATACTAATGGCATATTTCGAACAATTACCAGACATATCTTATGTCTCACTATTACCAAAAACAAATAACAATGATGAAAGAATCACTGTTAAAAATATATTCAAGAGAGCAAAATTAAGAAGTGATCTTGATGAGGTAATTACTGGATTCAATTACTATATCATCAAAGATGATACTAGACCAGATATTATTGCACAGAACATTTATGGTGATCCAGAATTAGATTGGGTAGTTTTAATAACAAATAATATATTAAACATAAGGGATCAATGGCCATTAAATAACAATGATTTATATGATTATATGCTATCCAAATATGGATCTGTTCCAAAACTTGATGAAACTCATCATTGGGAAACCACTAAAATAACAGACAGTTATGGTAGGATTCTTTTAAAAGAAGGTATGGTAGTAGATAAGGATTTTAGTTTTACATATAATATATCCAACACAGTAAAAACTGCAAATCCTACTAAAGAAATTACAAATAGAGACTATGAAATAGAAAAGAATGAAAATAAAAGAAAAATTAAAGTACTAAAACCAGAATACTTATCAGCATTTATGAGTGACATGAGAAATATAATGAAGTACGAAACATCTTCACAGTATATCAACAGAACAACTAAAGCAGCATATAATCCAAACACCACTGGGGTATAAAAAAACCCCTCACTAGGAGGGGTTTGTGTATATTAGTTATTAACTAGGTTAGCAAAGTACTGAAGGGAATCATCCTCCTCTTCACTTGTAGAAGTTTCTGCTACTGGTGCAGGAGTACGAGCTGGTGTAGTAGGTTCAACGAAACTACCACGATCATTATCCTCACCACTCAACTCCTCATCAAAAGAAGGACGTTTGACTGGTTGATTTAAACCAAGAACATTCTCAAGACGAGTCTTAAGTGCATCATAAGACTTGAACTTATCTGGTGCAGTAAACTCATTCAGATCATACAACTTATTGTAGATCGTTTCTAGTTTATCGTCATCATCAAAGAGAGGACTTGCCTTATCGAACTCAGACTTATCATAGTTCTGATAACCTTCTACTCTACGGATCTTCAACTTGAAGTTTGCACCTGCCCAGAAATCAAATGGATTGATTGCTGTCTCATCTGCGAACTCAGGCTTCATTGCCTCCTGAATCTTATCAAAGATCTTCTTGCCATACTTGTACAAGAATACTCTACCTTCGTTCTCAGGGTTAGCAGGATCGCTAACGATATAGATGTTACTGTAATATGATAACCTACGCTT